CCATTGTATATCCTTCTTCTGGGTCGTTTTTAATTTCTATATAATGCGGTGTTACCTTAAATTCTTTCTGTAATTTCACTTGTAATATATTTTTATAATTGTCATCCATTTGTATTAAGTCGTTCCAGTTAATATGTCGCTCAAAAACATTTTCAACAAATTTTTGAACTACTTGAAACCCTGGACCCGAATCAAAGAAACTAACAAACCAATTATCAGTGTCTTGAATAACGATTTTATTAAAATCTAAAAAAACGGCAGCTAAAAATGCTTCAAACAAACAACCCAATTTTTTAAGATTGTTTCGTGTTTTCTTTTCTTCTGCGTTTTTAGAAAGTATCAACCATTTTTGTAATCCCATTTCATAACAAATTTTACCAATTGCTTCATTTTTAACAATAGCGATTTTTTTTTCAGTCATAAAACCCTCTTGTTGATTAGGAAACCTTTTAAACAAATAAAATTTTGTTATCAGTTCAAGCAACCCATCACCTAAAAATTCCATTCTCTCGTTTGATTTTATTTTTAAAGGAACACAATCGTGTGGTTTTTCAATTAATTTAATATCACTATTTATATTTCTCACTGTGTAAGATTTATGAATAAATGCTCTTTTATATATATTTATGTTTAGAACAACAGGAGGCAAACCATACTTTAATAAAATTTCCTTAATGTCATCACATTTTATTTCTGTGTTTATTGGATTGTAAGGATTAAAAATATACACACCATCATTTGTTTGAAAAATATCATCAATCAATCCTTTATCAATTGTTTGATGATATTCATCTTCATTTGTTATATATTCATTTTCTGTTTCTATTTCTGTTTCACTTTCGGTTTCAATGTTAATAAACTTTGAAATAGTGTTTGACATTTTGTTTAGGTAGAATAATATACTTATAAAATTAAATTTATCTTTAAATTTTTATTTCTTCGTTTAAAGTATATATCAAATAATAATACTAAAAAATGGTTTATATGTCTGGTTCAAAAATGGCTCGTAATCAAGCGGCCATCATCACACGAACAAACACTTGCGGAGGTGTTAAAAAGTCTGGTTTGAGTAAGGGCATTGCAAATCACTACAACAGTACTTCTGGTCTTTTATATACTCGTGGTGTAAATACTCAGTTTGGTCTTATGTGTGGATTTCCTACTACATTATATCCAACACAGTTACGCCGTGGGTCTTATTATGCTTCACACAGTGGTATGTTGGGTTAAAGTTTTTGTGGATGGGAAAAGGGGGAAGGGAAAAATAGAAAAGAAAAAAATAGTCAAACAAAATTATACATAAAAATAAAAAAAACGAATATTAAAGTTCAAGACATCATTAAGAAAACTAATAAAATTAACAAGAGACTTTTAGAAACGAAAACAAAGATGCAAAGATCAACCACTATAATATCGCTTCCTAAAATGCTTGATAAAGATAACAACCTACAAAATATTGAAGATATAAATGAATATCTAACTTATAAAAAGTTAGAACGAAAAATAAATAGAAAAGAAAAAGATTATCAAAAAAAATATGATAATATCCGTTATAAAGGATACACAAAGGCAGAAAGCGACTTTATAAATGAAATAAAGAAACAAAAGAAACTACAAAAACTCAAAAAAAATTTGGAAGAATTAAACCATACATATATTTATTCTACAACAACTATTGAAGAAGAACAAAATAATGATTTAAACGAAAAACAAATAAATGAATGTATTTCGTTTTAAGATATTAAAACTAAAAAAAATAAAAATAAAAATGTCAAAAATTTAATTTTAACCTTATTAAAAAAATAAAATCCCACGATTAAGTGGTTTTTTATTTTTTACACTTTTTCTCATTTATTTGTCAATTTTTATTTTGTAAATAAAATTAAACTAAATTCAACATAATAAACATAATTATTTAATATACTTAATTTGTTAGGTATTCAATTATGGAAGTAATAATAGATTGTAGAGAAAAAGAACTCATTGATATCTGTAAAAATCTACTTTCAACAGAAGAAAAATTCAAAGGAATAGAAATACAAACTGAAAATTTACCATTGGGTGATGCTATTATAAAATACAACAAAATGGAATGTATAATCATTGAAAGGAAAACAATAAAGGATTTGATAGCATCTATTAAAGACGGTAGATATTCAGATCAATGTTTTCGTTTTCATAAGTCCTCGTATAATCCACACAATATTTTTTATCTTATTGAAGGAAATATTCCTGTCTCATCAAAAGATAAACAGACTATTTATAGTTCTATTTTTTCACTTTCTTGTTTTAAAGGATTTAGTATTGCTCGTAGTTTTCATATTCAGGAAACAGCATACATTATATTAAATATGATGTTGAAAATAAAAATAGAAGATGATAAGGGAAATAAAAGGTATCATCCAAATTTTCACGAATTAATTCACAAGGATACGATACATAATAATATAATTGATTGTAGAGAACACATTGACATAAAACAACAAGAAAATACTGATGAAACCAATGATGAAACCAATGATGAAGAAAAAGATAAAAAAAATACAGACTTCACAAATGTCATAAAAATGAAAAAGAGTGAAACTATTACTCGTGAAAATATAGGTGTGATTTTATTATGTCAAATACCAAATGTCAATGTTATTACAGCAAATGAAATAATAAAAAAATGTAAAACAATAGGGTGTTTAATAGAAAAAATAAAAGAAGCAAAAACAACAAATAACGATTTTTCTTTTTTGTATGATATAAAATACATTCATAATCACAAACACAGAAAATTAAACAAAAATGCTATTGATAGTATTATTAATTTTTTATCATAACAGTTATATAAATGAATATGAAAAAACACAAAATAACTTAAATGTATAATTTTTTAGATATAAAATACATAAAATGATATTAGAAAAATTTTTTGGAGTAATGAAAATAGATGAGTTTAATGAGTTTATAAAAATAAAAAACGACCCAGAATTTTTATTTAAAAGAAATAATGAAGAAATGATGAAATCTGATTATGTTTTAGTTCTTTTTGTAGTTTCAGAAAACAAAAAAAAAGAAAAGATTTGTTGTATAAGTATGGAAATGTCATTTGTTCCTGATAATTCTTTTAATAAAGATAGACAAACTTATGGATTTTGGACTTGCAACTATCTTAAATTTTTTGATTTTGATTTTGATTTTTATCAATATTTAATAGATTATAAATGTTTTGAAAAAATCAACGCGGAATATATAAAGTTATGGAATTCTCGTGTAGGAGGACAATTACTTATGAATTATACAAGACTAAACGCAAGAAATATTATTCAAAAAAGGGAAAATACATTATACAATTTAGATATTGACATTCAATATAGAAATTTACTAATGGAAATAGAAATAGAAAAAGATATTGTTTTACAAAATATGGAACTTAGAAATAAATTAAAATCTATACATCAAAATTACATAAAAGAATTAGAAATTAAGAATGATATAATAAAAAAAATAGAAGCAATATCTTAAATATTTAATTGTATGTGTGTAAAAGGATACAACAAATACTTAAAATACAATTAACACGACAATAATTACCATTTTATGGTATATGGTAAATAGTAAAATTATGGTATATAAATAGACACTTCATTTTGTTTATATACACCCTCATCTATATGTTGCTTTGCAATTTGCGGATTCCAGTAAGGCGACATTGCTGAATCGGTTCTCATCAACGAGTTCTGTTGATAATCATTAAGTTCTTCTGTATCTAAAACTGTTTGTGTTCCTATATTTTGTCCGTGTGCGTCAAACCCTGGAAGGGAGTTTGTATTGTATGGGTAATCATTCCTTGTTGCATCTACAAGCAATTTTACCTTTTCTTGTTGATATGGATTTGTTGGTATGTGTGGAGGTAATCCACCCTGTGGTTCAGTTATGGAAGGGCGAATTTTATATTCACCTTTTCCTTGTGGATTATAAGAATATTGAAGATACAAAACGGGACAATGAATACCGACATTTTTTTGCCATTTAATAAAATCAACATATTCTTCTAAATTATCAAATGATATTGGATTTACACCCGGAACTTCATCCAGTTCTGTATTTTTTAAATAAATTCTATTGCCTTTTTGTATTAATAAATTGGGACATCTCGGTTTGTTTTTATTGATTAAAAACCCCTCTGTTAGTTTTCCATTGTAGCGTTGCTTTGTGTAAAAAATCAAACTTAATATTACAAAAATTGTTAAAAATATGTAAATAATATATTGTGTTGTCATTATAATATATTATTAAAAGAAGATTAGTTTATTGGTTTGGTGGTTTATTATTCGTTTTTGTGTTTCCTTCCTCTCTGTGTAATGTTAATGTTAATAGTATCTAAAAATCAACACAAAATTAATAATATTTTAATTTTTTTATAAATTATTCACATAGTAAAATTTCATTTAAGAACTAACTTGTATTATGAATATTATTAAAATATTTATATCTGTAATTATCCATTTCTTTGTCTTTTATCTTTTTAGTTTTAAAATAGTTGGGTGTTTTTTTGTCAAGTAATAATTCAATTATAAAATACAAAGAATACATACCACATTGAGAATTTGAATATTGATGTTGGTTTGGATAATTTTGACTAAACTTAAAGTTAATAGGGGTAGGTTTCATATTTTTTCCTTGACTGATGACACGATTGACAAAACCCATAATTAATTCGGGGATTTTCTCACCCCCTGAATCAAAATAAAATATGAATTCTTTTTTAATGTTGATAAACAATGAAACCCAATGAATTCCGGGTCCTGTATGATTGTCGGTATTTAAAACAATACCTATTTTATTATAACCTCGGTTTATTTCATCTTTTAAATTGAATTTACACATTCTATCACAAACACACTTAGAATTTTGGTTTTTGGGGGTGCTTTTATAAAAATAATCTATTGGTGTTGTACCCAAAAACAAAAAACAAGGATATACTTTTTCATATTGTTTTAAGACATTTTCAATATCAATATTTGACAACCAAACATTTTCATCTTCTTTGTTATTTTTCTCGTCGTTTTTTTTCCATTTTTCCATTGTAGAAGGTGAAAATAATTCATTAATTTCTTTTTTTAATGAAGGTGAAATATTAAATTTATTTATCCAACAAACTTCATTATTACAAATATTTTCATACAATTTCTTAAAAAATTTCCAAATTACTTTTGGGTCATTTGAGTGTATTTGATTATTTTTATTTAATTTATTGTATTCATCACGAATACGAAGCAATATTTTTTTTGTATAACAAGAATTTTTTATTTTCGTTTCCTTTTCTTCGTCTTTTAATTTTAAAGAAAGTGGAGAACAGTTTAATTTATTAAATTTTTTCTTATCCTTTTTTGTCGTTGTATTCGGTGAAATCTTCCTTTTTTGTTGTCGTTGTGTTTGTTTCATTTTCTGTTTCCGTGTTGTTCTTTGTTTCTGTTTGTTGTTGTGATGATGATATTGTTGTGTTTTCTTCATAATTTATACTTATATTTTTCCTTTTACCAACAGGAATATTTTTCATCTTTAATTTTGGATCTTTTAAATTAACTTTGCGTTTTATTGGTATAATTGCATTCATCTTTTCATCAATATGAGATGATACCTTTTTAATTTCTGTGAAATTTTCCATATTTGCTTTTCTTATTTTATTTTCTGTTTGTTCTTGATGGATTTTTTTATTACTCATTAAAAGTTCTTCATCTAATTTTGACACAGAAATAGATGATATTAAATTATCTTGTGTTGTTGTTTCTTCTTCCTGTTCGGTTAGATGTTTATATTCTTCTTGTAAGATATCATTTTTATCAATGTTCTCAAACATATTTATCAATAAATAAATATAGTTTTGAAATGCTGTATCAATCTCTGGACTATATAATAAATTTTCAAATCTTTCATTCAACAAATCACGAGTTGTATTTAGTATTCTTTTTTTGTAAAAAAGTTTATCTTTCGTTTTTACTCGTTGTTTGTTTTTATTTCTTGAAATTTTGTTTGGATTATTCAATGTCAAATATTGTAATGATATTTGAGTTATAATGTCGTCTGTTTTTGTTTCATTTTGTTGTTGGTCTTGTTTTTCTTGTTCTTGTTCTTGTTCTTGTTCTTCTTCTTTTTCTTGTTTTAAGGACGGTAGTTCTTCCATTGTTGTTTGTATTATAACATATAACTTAATAATTAAATAAAAGCATTATCGCATTTCTGTTTCATTTCTTGTATGATTGTTAAAAAGTTTATGTGTGTTCTCAAAATTCATTGAAGAATGTTTTGATGGAGTAGTGAAACCTTCTAATGTTGTTGATGAATAATAAGGAGGAATTATTTTTTTGTTCCAGTTTTCCATTGTTATCGTTTCTGTGCTACTATCAATATCACCATTAATATTAGTTTTATATTTTGAAAAAGCATAATAATACATATCACTGTTGCTACTTGGAATAAATGCTGTCCTATCATCTTTGTGATTTTTTCGGTATTGGTTTCTTAACTCTGATTCAATACTTACATAATTAGCACGATTGGGTGGTGGTTTTGTTATAGGAGCAAAAACAACAGAAGGGTTATAATTTGCTTTTTTTTCAAAAAAAGTAGTCGGTGTTGTTGTTCTTGTATTAAACACAGGCATTAGTTGAAACCTTGTACTTACAGGTTGTATATCTAAATATGGTTGTAATGGTGCTGACGGTATGTTTCTTTGATAAATACCAACATTAATAAAATTTGTTTTTTCTTGATGACTTAAACTATTTGAATACATATATTATCATATTATATTAAATATTTTGTATAAAATACAATAGTAAAAGTCTGCGTTAATAATTTTCTATAAAACAAAACAATGAATAATTTTATTTGTTTTTTAAACAATAACATAAATTACAATAGCAACTTTTTTAAGGATTTGTTTTATAATAACAATACATACAAATTAAAGAATTCTTTTTTTCAACCTTCATTTAGTATTAAAATGATGGTTGGAAGTCATCAAATGGAGAATTTGCAAGTAAATAGTAAAACAACAATAGGAATAGAAGAAGACAATATTTACTTGTTGTTTTCAGGAAACATAACAAACTATAAAAAACTTGCTGAAATAAGTGGGTTTCAAGAAGAAAATATTGAAAGTGATGACAATACCACTATAAATATAAGAAAACAAAAATTAGTCATATTTTTGTATAAAAAATACGGAATAGAACAATGTATAAGGAATTTACAGGGCAATTTTTCATTTATTCTTTATGATTCAAGAATAAATAAAAATGACTTGACTTTTAGAATGTATTCTGTTTCTGGAAAGTTTGGAGTAGTTCCGCTTTATATTTTAAAAATAAATAACTCATACAAAAATTTACACAACCATTCTTTATATACAGGGTTTGATAATTTTATCGGTATATCAACTGATTATAATATGCTGAATGAATACTTACATAAAATTAATGAATTTTCAGGTTCTTTATTTTCATTAGAACAACAACCTCCTGCTACCTATTCGTATTATTTTTTAAATAGTAATGCTTTGGCGTCTTGGGAAATATCAGAAAATACTTGTAATAAAAGTTATTATATTCCTATGAAAATTAATATTTACGACACATTTAAAATAAATTATAATGAAGAGTTGGAGAATATTTTTAATAATACAATTTCATCCTTTTTCAATGATAATAAAAAAAATAATTTTGCTTTCATAATTAAAAATAATGTTTTGTCAATGGTTTTTGCATCTTACTTATTTTTTAATTATCATTCTTTTGTAAGTTTTTACGCTGTTGAATACGAAGATACCATTGTTGATAATTTACATATTAAATTTTTTATTGAAAAGACAAAGATAAATTGTGATGTTATAAAATGTTCCAATAAAAAGGGAAATGATGAAGATTTTGATGATATTTTTAATTTTGTATCACATTATCATAATATTAAAAATGATGCAAAAAAGAACAACGGAGACGGAGAAGAAACTGGTATATCTTTGTTATTATGTTATGGAGGTATTGAACTTTTTGGATTAAATGAAATAGATAATAATATGTCAAATCGTGATTTTTTAAATTTTGATTTAAATATAAGAAAAAACATATATTCTATTAATATTTTTGATAAATTATGTTTTTTACAGTCAAATAATATAAGTGTATGTCTTCCGTTTTTGAATGAAAATTTTATTGATTATTATTTATACACAAATATTACAAACACATTTAACAATACAAATACTGTAAATATTCCAAATTTTTTTAATTCTTACTTATCACGAGAATTTATAAATCAAAAATTACTTTTGTTATAATATAGAACAACCCAAACCAACACAACAACATATTATAATGTCATCAACAACTCATAAATTTGATTGGATGGATTACAATTATTATATTTTTTACTTTACACTCATTATTACTTGGACGCTTATTATATCTCTTTTTTTTGGTATAGCAAATATAAAATATTTGGATGAAGCAACATATTACATACGATTATACATTTGTCTGTTTCTCATATTGCGTTTTAATCCTTTTCTTCCATTGGGTGGGAAAAAATTTACAGATTTAGATGCAAAAATAAGTTATTCGGCAGCTATCGCAATTTTAACATCTCAAACTGAATTTATTGTATATAGTAAAAAACTATTTGAAAAACTGAAATCTTATTTATAAACTCTTCGTTCCAACCATAAATCACCATAATGTTTTGTGTCAAATCTATCATAATAATTTTTTCTTTCATCTTTGTATTCTGGATACTCGGTAGATATAACAAAACGGTTTTTATAAACAATATAACCACCGTTTATATAATGAAACATATCAATATTTAATTTTCCCTGTAAATTGTTATTCATTATTACTTTACCAAGCATAATAGGACCCGTGGGGCAAAGTGCATGTGTTCCGTAATATTTTTGGGTAGTATTAAAAACAATCCTATAAATTGCTTTCCATAAAAATGGGTTTCCTTTTCTACAAACCATAAGGGCGTTATAAATAGACAAAGGAGGCACTCTGTCTTTTACATAATGTTCGTTTTCTGTTAGTTCTATCAAGCGAAACCCATTAACACAACAAAATTTAATATCCATATAAATTCCACCTTCAATATACAAAACACAGAGACGCCACAAGTCAGCTTTGTAAGCACCCGGAACCAACGCATCATAAGCATCTAACACACATTTTTGAAAGTGAGTTTTAATAAATTCCCTGCAATCTTCGTCGTCAAATAAATAATGTTGAAATTTTGGATTTTGACGCTTTAAAAGTTCAACTCGTTCTTTCATTTTTGGAGGTAAATCTTTCGTTCTCCAAGTTTGGAATATTTTTAGTGGAACAACAGGATTATAAAAATTTTTTGTTATTTTATATGGTTTGTTGTATTCCATTGTCAATATAATATAGTATAATATATTGGTTTATTCAAAATCAGGAGAATAAAACGGATATGAATTTTTAAGTTTGTCATTATAATATTTTATGTATTTTTTATTCTGTTGCTCTAATTCTTTTCACCCAATAATTCAATGTTAATTTATTATACTGAAATTCCATATTTGAAAATTTCTCAATGGTTTCTTTTAAAAGTGTTTCAGTAATTTCATTCCAATCTTTAACTATGAGAACGGGCAACCCATCCATTAATCGTTTAAAACTGGGAAGACAAAGAATAGGAATACAACCAAGACATAATGCTTCCCAAGTTCGGTGCGTGTCTAATCCATTACCAGTTGGAGACAAAACAAAAGCGTGCTCTGCCATTTTTTTCCAGTTTGTGGTTCGTGGTGTGAAATCTTGATTTATAACACAAAGCTCTTTTGGTATAACTTCTAACGCTCTTCTTCTTTGTCTAAACCTGTCATTTGTGGAAATTGTCATATTTATGTAAATAAGAGGCGTTCTTTCTTGAAACGGAGGACTTGAATTTTTGATATCCATTATTGTTTTTTCCTGAAATCGTGGAAGGTGATTTTCACCACTAATTAACCATTTATGGTTTGGGTCTTGACTTACTGTATGATAGTCTAAACCAATAGGCATTTGGACGAGTTTTTTTAAATCCTGTTGTTGTGTATTTTGTGCGAACCAGCGAATTAATAGATTGTTTCCCAATAAAGAGTTTAATTGTGTTTGTGTCAGTTCTTCTCTGGGAACACAGGAATCGGAATCACCAGAAACAAGAACAAATTTATAATTTAATTTCGGCATTATTTCCATAACAAAAAATCCAAGTAAATTACTGCAAACATAAATACTCATACCGTCAAACATTGATGTGGGTTTATTGTCAAGCATTTGATATAAATATCCCTTATCATCATTACAACTTGATTTTGGATTGGGAGAATGAAAATTACACGATTTTAACAATCCGCGACTATTTACATAATAACATAAGTGTTCCATAATGGTTTTTGTGTTTTGTGTATTTGTGTTTATTTTAATCTAATATTTTAATTTCTATTTTTATACTTACTTATTGCTTAATATAAAAAATTTTAGTTTATTAACTTTTACTCACCTTTTTAAAAAAATGATTTTATTTTAGTCATTAATATGTGAATTTAAATAAGATAAAACAACCAAAAACCACGAAAACAACTTACAAACTTTAAACGAAAAGGTAAGATGACAACCATTCACGAACAAATTATTGAAATGAGTAAAACACCAATGAATTTCAAATTTATGATAGATAACGGTAATATTTATACGAAAATATGCAATATTATAGAACAAGATATAACAAACAAAAGAAAAACAAAAGGATTAAGTCCTTTGTCTGATGATGTAATATCCGATTATATTTTGTATATTGGAAACCATATAAAAATTGTTATTTTAGAAATGATTTTATATTGCAGTGAAACACATAATGATATTAATGAAGTTCTATGTATGGAAAACTTACAACCAGAGTTGATATGTGAGTTTTTGGAAAAACAAAACCTTTTACCAGACGAAGAAATGATGGAAGGATTGCAAGTAGAACAAGATATCTACGACAATTTAAACGAAGAAGAAGAATATGAAAAATACTGTTAATATATGAAAACGATTAACAATGATACGACAAAAAACAAAAACAGAAAATAAACAAAATATCAATAAATAAATTGAATGAATAAAAACAAACACAAAAAGGGGGAAACCCACCCTTTTTTATTAATAAAAAATAGTGTCAAACAAAATAAGCGTGTTTTAAAAAAAATGAAATTATTTTTTTAATTATTATGAAAAAACAAGTAAAAATAAAACAACAACCATTCCCAACATAATACAATTTAACAACAATGGAACAATTAGATATTAGATATTGCAGAAACAGACTGCTTTCAAGAATTCACAAAATGATTACAAACGATTTAACGATCGGCAGAGAAGATGAAGATTTACAATCAATGACAATTGATGAAATAAATATTTTCATTAACAACAATACCGATAATATTGAGAATGTTATTAATGATATTATTGAAGCATTTACTGAAACTGATGAAGATATTCAGGATTTGTTAAATATTGATGAAATGCCTACTGATTGGATTGGTGAGTTTTTATATGAAAGAGTAAGAACTCTTCCAGAAGAAGATTAATGAAAATAACAAAGAAAATAAAACGACGAAACAAAAATAAACAAGAAATAAAAATACCGATAAATAAAAAAACAAAAAACAAAACAAAAAAAAAGAAGGGAAACACCCTCACTTTTTTCTTTTATTTGACTGACTGTTTTTTTAATAATTTAACTAAATAAAATTTCAGGTGAAATCGCTATTTTTGCGTTATTATTAATTGCGGCCGCTAAATGAAAACTGCGATGTTCGCAATCTTCTTTGTTGGAATAGTCAAATCTTCCACCCAAAAGGTTTATATTTTGCCTTATAGCATCACTTGGAAAAAACATCATATTTAACTCACCGCTATATGTAAATTGTATAAATTTCTTTTTTCGGTATATAGCAAACCCATTAAAAGCGGAAGCACAATATAGAATTTTTCCGGGTTTTAATTTGCTTAAAACATCTTCAATATATTTTTTCATAATTTGACCTCCTCTTTCACCAAAATGTGCGCAACTTAAATAAAATGGTTTGATAGACAACGCCCAAATGTCATAATAATCTCTGCGATTGAATGTTAAAGCGTCCCAATCTCTGCGTTTTAAATATCTTCCTAACATTTCGTCGTCCATATTTCCACTACATACTTCATCACAATCCATCATAATAAAATATTCATAATCGGGACATTGTTCTCTTAAATAGTTTAGACATTTGTTTCTCGCAAATGCAATTCGTATAGTTCTCACATTGCTTACGTGGTATGTTCCTTCTTCAAAATCAAATTTGGGATTTTGTTTTTTGTAATTTTTCAAAATATCAAGTGTATTATCGCTTGAATTATCATAAAAAAGAAAAATTCGGTAATCGTCAAATAACGCACCTATTTTTTCCATATTTCTAAAAACATTGGGTAAATGTGGCGAACAATTTTTTACTGCACCACAAATACAACATTTATTTATTATTTGTGATGTTTGGGTTGTTAATACTGATGCATCATCATTTGTTGTTGTATCTGTCGTTGTTGTGTTGTTTTCAGCACCTGAGATTTCCAATGTTTCATTACCCATTTGTATATGAGTTGCGGTGTCTTGTTCTTCTTCGCTCATTTTCAATATTTTATAATGATATAATAAATATAATTAAAAAAATAATTTATAATAATTTAGTATTAATATTGTGTTTATAAACAATTAATTATTGCTTCTTATCCATTATCATAAACACAGACACATACATAATAATAATTCAATTAAATGATTGAGGAAACAAAGAATGCTAAAAATTCAACACAACCCGTAAATATTATTAGTAAGGAAACAATAAAAAGGATTATGAAAGATATAAAGGATGTTTATAATGATAAAACATTGGGTGAAAATTACGGAATATATTATCAACATAATACGGAACAATTTTTAGAAGGGTATTGTTTGATAGTTGGTGGAAGAGACACTCCGTATTTTGGTGGTTATTATTTTTTTAAATTGACATTTCCATCAAACTATCCATATTCACCACCTGTTGTATCTTATCATACAAATTCTAATAACATAAGATTTAATCCCAACTTTTACACAAATTCAAAAGTGTGTTTGAGTATTTTAAATACTTGGTATGGTGAGGCGTGGTCTTCTTGTGAAAGTATTAAAAGTGTATTATTACATCTTTCTTTGAGATTGTGTAAAAATCCCCTGTTGAATGAACCAAGAGTAGATGAAAAACGAGACATAAACAGGATTAACACATATACTCAAATAATTGAATACTCAAATATTAATGTTGCTGTTTGTGATGTAATTTTAAAAACAAAACAACTCTATACATATTCGTATTTTGATATTTTTGAAAAACAAATTAACGAACATTTTATAAAAAATTATCAGGAACTTTTAGAGTTTGTAGCAACAAGACCACCAATAGAAAATAGATTTATTGATTTTTCTTCCTGTTATTCTAATATGAAAGTAAATATTCAGTACCCTGAATTGATGAATAAACTGATAATGTGTAATAATATTGTTCTTTCTCGTATTGACAATGATGATAAAAATATTGATATTACACCTGACACGACAAATAAAAATACATAATATGAAACATATTTACTTTTTCATATAAACATAATATATAATATGCCTCGTTGTCCGAACGGAACAAGAAAGAATAAAAAAACTGGCGAATGTCAGACCATCACTATTAAAAATTCTTTATTAAAAAAAATGAGTAATAAGATGAGTTCAGTAAGTCCAAAAACTTACAAACAAAATCAACATACTGAAAAAATCAAAATGAATAGTGAAAGTATGGATACTTTAAAATTGTTAATTCCAAAGGAAGATATTTATTATAATAATTATGAAGATGGGATTGAAATAAAACTTTTTAAGTTAAAATGTAAAAAAGATAAAAAAGGACATAGTACTGTTATAAGAGACTTACACGCAAATATTGGAAAAAATACTTCTGCGGATTTAAAAACAATAGCAAAAGAAGCAGGAATTAAAGGATTTTCAAAAATGAAGAAAGCTGAATTAGTTGATGCTATTGAAACAATTATTGAATTTGAAATATAAAAATTGAATAAAAATGAAACAAACAAATCAAAACAAATAAAATATAAAATCAATAATAATACTATAATATATAATACAAAACTTCATTTTACTTTTACAATAAACCATATAAGAAATGAAATTTTGCGAGAAATGTGAAAATATGTATTACATTAAAATTAATGAAGAAACAAAAAATTTAAGTTTTTATTGTAGAAATTGCGGAAATGAATCCAATGCAATCACAAAAGAAGAATTGGTTTTTAAAACACAATATAAAGATGAAGATAAAGATATAAAAAACATTTTAAACGAATATTCTTACTTGGACCCAACACTTCCAAGAATGAATAAAATTAAATGTGTTAATCCTGAATGTCTAACAAACACCGATGCAGAAGAAGAAAAAAACCGCGAAATAATTTATGTAAAATATGATGAAGTTAATTTAAATTATCTTTATATGTGTTCTACTTGTAAAGTGGTTTGGAAATCATAAATTATATTAAATTTGCTGTTGGTGGATAATAGTATAAACATTAATACATACAATTTCATTTGTATATGATAAATTTTTTTATTGTATTCTTGTAATAAAAAAATTGAAATAAAAAATATAATAATATTAACAGTAATATAGTTATAAATGGAATTAGATAAATTGACAAAAAATGAACTTTTCATAAAATGTCAAGAACTTAATATTACAAAATATAAATCAAAAACCAAAAGTGAGTTGATTGAAATGATAAACAAAAAAAATTCTTCAAAAGAAAATCAACAAAATATGCAAAACAATAAGTTGATTGTTTTAAAACACTTAAAACCTTTGGTTAAATGGAGTGGTGGAAAAAATGATGAAATTAAACTTTTTGAAAAATACTTTCCAAAAGATTACAAAACATACATTGAACCATTTGTAGGTGGTGGTTCGGTATTCTTCTATATAAATTCACATACACATAATGTAATAAGTGATATACATACAGAACTAATTGATTTTTACAAAAGTATAGGAAACGGAAATGGTAAAGAAATATATGATTTTATGAAAAATTCGCCAAATGATGAAACAACATATTATAAAATTAGAGACGAATTAAAAATAAACAATGAGTTAGACAATGCAAAAAGATTTTATTATCAAAGAAAAACTTGTTTTAGAGGTATGTTGAGATATAATAAAAACGGTAAATTTAATATACCTTTTGGAAAATATAAGACTATAAATTATGAAGATTTAATAAATTCTGATTATGAAAATTTGTTATCAAGAACAGAAATATTAAATAAAAATTTTGAATATATATTTGAAAATTATAATGACGAAAATAATTTTGTATTTTTAGACCCTCCTTATGACAGTCAATTTTGTGATTATGGATATTGTATTTTTGGTAAAGAAGAACATATAAAGTTAGCAACACTTTTTAAAACCACCAAAAACAAATGTTTAATGATAATTGGAAAAACAAAATTTATTGAAGATTTGTATAATGAATATATAGTTGATGAATATGAAAAAAAATATAAATTTAAAATTTATGATAAACGAGTTGGAAGTGAAATAAATACAAAACACTTAATAATCAAAAATTATTAACTCATTAATAAAAAGATATATTCATTTAAAATACATCTTTTTATTTTATTTTTTATACAAATTTGTATAAAATGCGTAAATGAAAAAAATGATATTGAAATTTAAATAATATTATTTTATACAAACATACATCAATAAAATAATATTATCAATAACAATAAAATGGATAGTGATGAAGGAGATTACCAGTCAACTGTTGGAAGTTCAGACGCCGAATGGTCTGATGACGATGTTTTAACAGATTATGGTGATGGTAGTGATATAAGCGAAACAGATGCACCTGAGAACACAACACAGGGAGGTGCTGGTTCTACAAAACAAAAAAATAATGGTTATAATGACATTGAAAATACAGAAAACTATGATGATAA